CTAGTCCTTGGTATAATACTCCAGTTACAAACAACTATCTGGATGTACTTACTATACGACCTGTAAGCGCAGAAGTAGATGATATTTTATATACAATAGATTCTAAATTTGCTTACAGACCAGACCTGTTAGCGTATGCGTTATACGGCACTCCAAATTTATGGTGGGTGTTTATGCAACGTAATTTAAATGTTATTCAAGATCCTATTCTTGATTTTGTTCCAGGTAAACAAATTTATCTTTGTAAAAACAGCAGTCTGACAACCGCATTAGGATTATAATATGGGTATCAGTCTTGATAGTATTGGAGGAGCAATAGACTCAGCAACTACTTCGGTAGGAAATGCTATCAGTTCAGCTACTAGCGGCGTCACAAATTTTTTAAGTTCTGGTCCTGCTAGTGCGCTAAGTTCTATTGGCAATGCAGTAACAGGTGCATTAAGTTCTTTAGGAACTTTGATAAAACCGTTATCTGGTGTACAACTTCCGTTGCCTAATCCATTGTTTGCGTATGCAAGCTATGATTATGTTTTAGGAATTGCGGTATTATCTGACAATCAATTAAACAACCCTGACAAGGGTTATATGAATTCTAGTGTTAAGTTAGATTTAATTTGCAAATCAGCTAACTCAGATCCAACTAACAGAATACAAACAACATTTGGTCAGTTTGATTATTTTATTGACAAATTAGAAATTGATAGTACTATTGGTCTTGAAAAAGGCAATAATACCAATATGCACACTATGAGTTTTGAAATTACAGAACCTTATAGTATGGGCACATTTATGATGACGATCCAAGAAGCCGCTTGGAAGTCAGATCACGATAACTATCTGCAAGCTCCATTCTTGTTGACAATTGATTTTAGAGGAAATACAGAAACTGGTCAGATTCTTAGTGTACCAAATACCAGTCGTAAAATTCCTTTTAAATTTAAAGACATCACAATGACAGTTACTGAAGCTGGTGCGGTCTATAAATGCACAGCAACTCCTTGGAATAGCCAAGCACAAAGCTCACACGTTTCTGCAATTAAAAATGATCACAGCGTTACTGGCACAACTGTACAAGAAGTTTTACAAACTGGTGAAAAGAGTTTGCAAGCCGCTTTAAACAAACGACTACAACAACTTAAAACAGATAAGATTGTTAATGTTCCAGATCAAATTTTAATTTTGTTTCCAACAGATGTTAGTTCTGGAGGTGTTAATAGTTCTGGTGGAGATAAAGAAGATTCAACAGGATCGGTAACTAGTGTATCTGCAGATTCTGCAGATGCTATTGCTAAAAGTTTAGGATTATCTCAAAGCACTATTCCAGCTAATAACACCCTAGTCCAAGATCCAGCTAACGTAAATGATATTGGTAAATCTAAAATGGGATTTAGCGATACAAGAAAAGGCGATGCTCCTGTAGGTAAAGACAACGTAGTACACGATGCTAACGGAAATACTATTAGAAGTAATAATACTATTGATACTAAACAAAGCGATATGCGATTTAGTCAAGACACAGATATTACCGCCGCAATAGATGCCGTAATACTTAATAGTGATTATGCTACTGATCAGCTACAAGAACACAATATAGATAAGGCTGGAATGCGTAAATGGTGGCGTGTAGATACACAGGTCTATACTATTTCAACAAAAGAGAACTTAGGTCAAACTGGAACTAAGCCTCGTATTATTGTTTACCGTATTGTTCCGTTTGGTGTGCATACAAGTAAAACTACCACTGTTGGTAAAAAAGCGCCAGGATTTGACGAATTAGAAAAACAATGTGTTAAAGTTTATGATTATTTGTACACAGGTAAAAATGTTGACGTTTTAAATTTCCATATAGAATTTAAAGCAGGTTTTACTGGTAAGATGGGCGCAACCAGTTTTAAGAAAACAATAGATAATAAACAACAGGCCGCGGCCAGTGGCGCCGAGAGCGGTGATAAAACTAACTTAAATCCATTGCCAACTGGACAAGCACCTGAAAGAAAACTTGGTGTAATTCCGCAAGCAGTTAATTTTACAGGAACTAGTACATCAAGCGACGGACAGGGCGGCGGCGGTATTGAAGATGAAAAAACTCGTGCTGCAAGACAATTCCACGAAGCTATTACTAGTGCTGCAGGTATGCTTCAATTAGATTTAAAAATAATTGGTGATCCATATTTTATTGCACAAAGCGGTATGGGAAATTATACAAGTGCTCCTACACAATATCAAAATTTAAATAGCGACGGCACAGTAAACTATCAAGGCAGTGAAGTAGATATTAAAATAAATTTCAGAACTCCAATTGATATTAATCAGACTACTGGATTATACGACTTTGGTAAGTCAAGTAAAAGTGCTCCAGTATTGACTTGGAGTGGAATTTATCAGGTTACTAAGGTTGTAAGTCATTTTGATAACGGACAATTTACACAGGTGCTATCTGGACCAAGAAGAAATGGTCAAGAAATTACTGGTGCAGGTTCTTCTTCAGCCACAATGAATACATCAAATGAGAAGAAAGATCCGACACCAGTTAACAAAGATCCCACAGAATAATTAAAATGAATTCAAACGAAGAATATTCTACAGGCCCCAAAGAACAAAAACCTGGCCCCTTCTTAGCAAGAGTTGTTAGTAACCTTGATCCTACATATATGGGTATCTTAGAAGTTGAAATTTTAAGACCAGTAGGTGGTACCGCCAGCGAAAGCCAACTACACCAAGTCAAATATATGAGTCCGTTTTACGGAGTAACTAGTGTGGGTGTTACTGGTGCAAATAACGAATATAATGATACACAAAAATCATATGGTATGTGGATGGTTCCGCCTGATGTTGGTGTTACAGTAATTATTATTTTTATTGACGGAGATCCAAAGCGTGGTTATTGGATAGGCTGTGTGCAAGATGAAAATATGAACTTTATGGTTCCTGGTCTTGCCGCTACTGAAAGTGTAGTTGAAAATCCAGACCCAGACAATCAAGGTCGAAATGGCCGTGTTCCAACAGCAGAATATAACAAATCTATAGAAGACAATAATAGCCCAGGGGATCCTGATAAGAATTTTAAACCAGAACATCCTTTCACAAAAGTGTTATCTAATCAAGGATTAATTTTAGATGACACTAGGGGAATTACAACAAGCAGTGCTAGACGTGAAAGCCCAAGTAATGTATTTGGTATTAGTACACCAGGGCCATTAGATAAGAAAGGCAAAAAAGCCAAAACAGGTAAAGCAGAGTGGTTAGCAGATACATTTGTTAGCAGACTAGGTGGCAGCACATTTGTTATGGACGATGGCGATGCTAACTGGTTAAGAAGAACAAAATCTACAGATGGTCCTCCAGACTATGCAAGTATAGACGCTGGAGAAACAGACGGCGATGTTACATTGCCTTCAAACGAATTGATCAGATTGCGTACACGTACCGGTCATCAAATTTTATTACATAATACAGAAGATTTAATTTACATTACCAATGCAAGAGGAACTGCTTGGATAGAATTAACCAGCGATGGTAAGATTGATATTTTTGCACAAGACAGCATTAGTGTCAGAACAGCTAACGATTTTAATTTTTATGCTGACCGTGATATTAATATGGAAGCCGGACGCAACTTTAATCTTAAAGTAGCAGAACGCCATCAAACAGAAGTGGGTATGGATAAGATTACTATTGTTAATGGAAACGTAGCTATTAAAGTAGACGGCACTCACGACGAACAAATAGCAGGAACTACTCAGCTTACAGTAACCGGCGGCGATTTTAATTTGAATACAAGCGGTGGCAATAATCTTACTAGCGGTGGCAATATGAATATAATGGCGGCTAACACTAGTATTGATGGCGGAGATATTAATTTTAATTCTGGCAAATCCAGTGCTTCTGGTACAGCTACTCCTCCAGATCCATTGCCAACTATTGATAATCCAACTGAAGTCGATGGCGGAACATTAACAAGTATCCTGGCTAGGATACCAACTACAGAACCCTATCCACATCACGAAAATTTAGACGGAACAATGTTTAAACCAGACGCAACTGATAGAGAAGCAGCAACAGCAATCCCGGTCCCAGATGCTTGGAAAACGTATTCGTTATCAACGGACACGTTCTTAAAAGGAGGCTAAAATGGCCACAAGTTTACACACAAGAACAGTAATACCACAAACCAATACTCCTACTCAACGTACAGTACAACGTTATAGAGGATTTAGTACAGTAAGCACAGCAACGCAAAATTTTGCTTTGTATGATTTTGAGCTTATTAAACAAGACCTGTTGAACAATTTCTATGTACGTCAAGGCGAACGTTTGATGAATCCTGAATACGGAACTGTAATTTGGGACGTATTGTTTGAACCGCTAACAGAAGAAGTTAAGAATCTTATATTGCGAAATGTAAATCAAATTTTTAACGCTGATCCCCGTGTGCAGGCTGGAAATATTGTGATTACACCTTACGATCAGGGACTACAAATACAATGTACACTAACATATTTGTTGTATAATTTACAGGAAGCACTCCAATTAAACTTTGATCGTGATAACGGTTTGTTGATTACACGATAAAGTACGCACATAATTTTATTCAATAAATACACTTATTAGGACATATTATGAGCTCAACGGATAGACTAAACAACCTGTTAGTCAGTGAGGACTGGCAGAAAATTTATCAATCGTTTAAGAACGCAGATTTCCAAAGCTACGACTTTGATAACTTGCGCCGTACAATGATTGACTATATCCGTACTAATTTCCCTGAAGATTTTAACGATTACATTGAGTCAAGTGAATACCTTGCCCTTATCGATCTTATAGCGTTCGTGGGCCAAAGCATAGCTTTCAGAGTTGACTTAAATGCCCGTGAAAACTTCCTAGAGCTAGCAGAACGCCGTGATAGTGTATTACGTTTAGCACGTTTAATCAGTTATAATGCCCGTAGAAATACTGCGGCAAGCGGATTATTAAAAGTAAACACAGTACAAACTACTGAAACACTTTATGATAGCAACGGCCGTAATCTATCAGGACAATACATTAGTTGGAATGATCCGGCCAATGCCAACTGGTACGATCAATTTATTAAAATTATCAATGCTGCATTACCTCAAACTCAACAGTTTGGGAATCCAGTAGATCAATCAAGTATCTACGGAGTGCCAACTGCACAGTATAGATTTAATGCTAACAATACCGATATTCCAATTTATTCTTTTAGTAAAGCAATCGCTGGTCGTAATATGATATTTGAAGTTACTAGTACAACTTTCAAAGATGCAACTTATATCTACGAAGAGCCGCCAAAAGTTGGCAATAGCATTGCCTGTGTTTATAGAGATGACGGACACGGTGCTGGAAGTCCAGGCACTGGTTTCTTCTTTAACTTTACACAAGGTACACTAAATCAAGGAACATTTAATGTTGCTGTTCCAACAAGTAATCAAGTTATTGATATCAACACACAAAATATTAACAATTCAGATGTATGGCTATACA